ACTTGAAAATCCATCGCCAAGTTCTTGGAATCCTATGCCGAGCTTTTGGGAAGTATCATAAAGCCTGTCAAACGCTTCTCGCCCACCGGTAACGCTGCCAAAAACGAACGAAAGTCGGTTTTGCATAAGCTCAACCTTTCTTGTCGTATCAACAACGGATTTTCCAAAGTTTACAAGCGAGTCAATCGCAAAATAGGCGGCCATTCTTGATGCAACACGAGACAATAACCCGTCAAATTCCGAAACTTGTTTGCTCGCATTATTGACCGCCGACCCCATTCGGGTCACATTGTTGGTCGTGTTGTTTACGGAGTTGTTGTAATTGTTTATGACCGTGGTGGATTGGGCCACGGACGCATTGGCAGAACTTATGGAAGAACCTGCCTTTGAATAAGCACCAGAAACATCCTCGGAACTCCTTTTTAACCTATTATTGAGTGCGATAAGCTCTTCAAGCTTTCGCTTCATATCGTCTATATTCGCATCGTAACTTACCGATATTTTATCAGCCATTGGTGTCTTGTTTAGCTTTGCGTTGCCTTTCCTCCTGGAAATGCTTGAGCAAAGTTAAGACATCCTCAACGGATGTTTTCATATACTCCTTGTAGAGGAATATATCGCCCCTCGCTAAGAAAACGAAGAACTCACGCCAATTTAAGTCGTTGAGGTAGAGTTCCGAGCCGAGATTTCGGATTTCAGGAGTTCCCTCGTCTGCTCCAGCCGGGAGGAGGCCATCTCCCAGAAGATTGTCCAATCTTCTTCTAAATGTTCTATATTGGGAAAGAACTGACTCAGCCCGGCTAAAACGAAAAAATCGTACAACTCCTTGCCCTTGTACGCTTCCCTAAACGCCTGCACCTTCTTCTGCTCAAACTCGTTGTTCCACTCGCCTGGGTTTTGGTCTTCACGGATCAGCACCGCTCCGGCCAACTCCATCATTACTTCGGGGTGAACGAGCATATCCTTCCTCCTGCGCATCTCTCCGACAAGGAAGCCAATCTGCGCCAGGTTCTTCACGGCGGTGCCATCCACGGCCTTGTTCAAGGCTCCCTCCATGTTCTCCAGGAAGACATCCAGCTCTTCCCTTGAAACCATCCGCTGCAACTGAATCACGAGGTCTTGAATCCGTCCCATTCGGTCAATGGGGATGTCAAAGATGTTCTGGTAAATGAAATACCGGTGGCCCTTACAGGTCAACGCAAACTTCAAGCCACGCATCTTGTCGGGCTTGTAGGTATCGTCCCACACCATTTGGGTCAGCTCCTTCTTGAAAAGCTTGTAAACGAGTTTGTGTATCACGAGAGTTTAATGAGGATGAAATTAAGGGTTACGCCCACGAGCATCACGACACCCATTTGCAGGAGGTCAAAGCCCATCATCGGGGCGGTTACAAGGTAGAAGATGCCTCCCCATACCGAAGCCATACAGCCCACGCACCCATAAATAGGTTTGTGAAGGTTGGGAAACTTATGCGGGGGGATGGTTTTCTTGAACCACTTGCCCACCTTGCCGAGGAGTTGTTCCTCCTCAAGCATAATGGAGAGCGATACGGTCATCAGGCTTACAACCAAAGCCCGTGCCATTGTGTCAAGGGCGAATGTCATTTCTTCTTCTCAAAGGTCATCCAAAGGACACTCACGAGAGAGATGGTTGCACCAACGATTTCGGTAACGGACGATTCGTCCAAATAGCCTTTCGCAGCGAGTAAACCGCCAGCAAAGGTCAATGCGTGGCGCAGGAGGGGGAGAATTAGGTTTTTCATGGATTGATATATTTGAATTGAAAGGAAAAGCAAGATTCTGCGGTTGGGTAAGTCGGAGCGAGGGTCAGCGGTAACTCATCGCCATCCAGGTTCGGCGAGGCACCGCCGGTGTAACTCGCATAAGCCCGCACCTCGTAGGTTCGGCCAATGGCGAAATACGCTTGGAGGTTATCAATCGTGGCGTTGGGGATGGTAATCGCTCCCGACACGGGCGTGGCCATCGTGAAACGGAAGGGGCGGTCAAGGGCCACATCGGTAATCACAACGGTAACAGCTGCGCTTGGTGTGGTATAGCCAATCACAACGCTATCGGCACAGATGTCAAAGGTGCCAATATCGGGGCAGTCGGTGCATTCAAGACAACTCATCGGCTTGGTGTTTTAAGTTCGGGGACAAAATTGTTGTTAAAGTGTGTGTAACCGCTCTTTTTGAGGTGTTTAAGGTACCATTCGCTCAAGAAGCTGTTGCAAAGATACCGAAAACAGTCGGCAAAGTCGGACTGTTGGGTAATGATGTATCGGTTTCGCTTTATGATGTTGCCAGCGGCATCGCACGCCACCATCTTCATGTCCCTCGCCACGCCGGGGGCCGTCTTGGGGTTTATCTTGATGTCGGGGTGGAATTGGAGAAGGTAATTGCATTGCGCTCGGCTGTTCTCGTGCTTCGGGTTCGGAGCGACCTTAATCTGCCGCTGCGCCAATCCCAAGCCCCTCGCTAATTGTTCGTAGTAGTTGGCATTGTCCCTCTGCGATAAATCGCCCCGCTTGCCCATTGCATCGCCCGTGAGCAGGCAAGAAAACAGGAAGGGGGCGTACTTGGCCTTAATGGTGTCCACCATCTTGGGGATGCTTCCGTCCGTGACCTGGAACTCGTCAACGATGTGAACGTGGTCCCCTTGGCTATCCGTCCACATCTGCGCCACCAGGCCGCAGAAGGGTTGTAAGTTGAAGTCAAGGGAGATGTAAATGGGTAGGTTCGGGTTGAAGGAAGCGTTGTGGGTTTCGTGCTTTTTCGCCTCGTAAGAGATGAAGAAGGGGTTTTCGGGTTTCTCCTGCACCTCCCAATCGCCCTCCACGAATCGTTTGTACTCGTATTCGGGCATATTGTCCCGAAGGGATTGAAGGTAATCTTCGGGGATGTGGGGGTTGTCGGTGATTTTGGATGGGATGTAAGCCCAGGTGGAGGGTAGGTCGTTCTCCTTCCACTTGTCGTAAATCAACTCCTTCACCCAATTATTGCTTGGGTTGCAAGTGGCCATCACGACAATGGGCGGTCGGCCTTCGCAATTCAGCCACGAACCGGCACGCTCCAAGACCTTGTAAAGGAGTCCTTCCTGGCACTCGTTAATCTCGTCAATCCCACCGCCGTTAATCTCCAAGCCCTTGAATCGGTCAAAGTCTTTATCGGTATCGTAATTCTCGCCCATAAAGATTAACTCGGAGCCGTTGGTGAACCGCACAATCTGCGCCTGCTTGTCCCAAGAGGCAACGTGCATCCCTAAGCCTTGGTTCATCAGGGATGTGAAGGTCACAAGCGTTGTCCTCTGAAGCGTGGGCATACTCTGCCTGATAATCACCCACCGGCTGCCGGGGTATTTGGAACAGAGGGAGATATAGGTTAGAAGGAGGCAGTAAGTCTTCCCGCCTCGGATCGCTCCGCCAAAGAGGATGAATTGCTTCTCCCCCGACAAAGCCATCTTATACGCCTGACTCTGCCTCGCCGTTAGTTTCATCCACAATTGGTTCAGTCAACTCAAGAACAAAAGGCCCCGTGTTCGGTGCGGTGGTCTGCTGCTGGGGCTTGCCATACAAATAGGCCAAGGCCAATTCCATCGCCCGCATATTGCCACGAATCGCCTCAGTCACCAATCGGGCAATCAACGCATCCATCCGCTTCACACCGCCAATCGTTCTGTCCAAGTCGGCATCAAGCAAGTCCCGGATATCTCGCCTCGTGACCGTCTTAGGCTTCGTAGAACGAGCGTTTAGGAGAACAGGTATCTCTGCCTTCGGTTCAGCACTCGGAACGCTCTCAGGGGCCTCAGAGACCTCCTCCTCAATAACCTCAGCCTTCTTCTTCTTTACAAACTCATGTATCGCCATGCACCCACAAAATTACCACAAGTCAAGTTTAATTCGCCCAAAAAAAATGGGGGGTACCCCTTTTCCACAAAAAAGGTGTTTTTTCCCACAAAGGGCGCAATTTGTTTTTTATCCCTTACTATATATATAAGTGTCTATATACTATATAGACATCTATATTTAATATAGACATTTATATAACATATAGACATCTATATAGAATATAAACACTTATATTAAATCTTATGCTCATTTTTTTTTGAGTCGCATTTTGCACACCAAAAAGAGTCTAAAAACAGCGTCAAAAAGGTACCCGATTTTAGCCATTTTGTCAAACTGTGTTAAGGGGTGAGAAGTAGTGGGGGTGGGGGAGAATGTGTTTATGGATCCATTTTTGGGCGGGTTTGTCCTTTTTGCTATACACTACGGGCGGGCCGGGCATACGGGCCACAGGGCCAAAGGTTGCAGGGCCTGGGCAATTTGGGGCCTTTTCTTTTCGCCCCTATTGCAGGGCCACAGCAACAGAACCACAGCCACAGAGCCAGACCCTGGGCCAGACCCTGGGCCAATCGTCCCAAATTAGGGGTCCTTATTTTCTACCTTACTTTGGGATGTCATCCAATCGCCGGGCCTGGTCACCGGGCCAAAGGTCACCGGTCAAGGTCACCGGTCACCGGTCAAGGTCACCGGTCCAAAGCAGGACGGCCCAAAATTAGGGGTCCTTATTTTCGGACCTACTTTTGGGGATCACTCAGCCAAAGTTAGTTTTTTGGGGCGGCCTGTCTGTGGTGGGATCCCCGGCTCCTCTGACCTCTCAGCCTGTCAAGCTCTCAGCCCACCCAAATTAGGGGCCAAAAAAAAAGGCCCCATATAGGGGCCTATCTTTTCGCTGTGGCGGTCTCTTTATTCAGGATCAATTACGAATCCTGACGTATCCTTGCGGGCCTGACCTTTAGCCTTTAGGCCTAATATCTTGGCCTTATTGGTTAACATCTCAATATCTGAGCTATCGCCGTCTATTACGGGCGATCCTGACCAAACGGCGGGGAGGTGATCTCTAAACACGGCCGCCACATTTGCGCCTAAACTTAGTGCTTCGCTGCACTCTTGCAAATTGCCGGGCTGATAGCTGAACGTTAACGTGTAATTACTGCCCGCATACTTGCGAACCTTGCCTATTAATTTGGTGTAATCATAAAAAACAAGGCCCGCACGGTCAGAGTCTATAGACGTTCCAAAGGTCTCTAAAATATCGGTCCCGGTCCTATTCTTTAGAATTGCAATAAAGTCAAGATCGGAGGTCCCGTTTAGACGTACGGCGAATTTTTGGCCCGTGTTTAGGGCTTTGGTATACAATTTGGACAGCTCATTAACCAAAGTACGGGCGAATTCGTCCCGGTGCAGGATATAGAATTCAGTACGGGCGATCCTTGCAGCCTGGACGCTATTAAAGGCTCCACGGCCCGCCGTGAACAGGCACGGGGCCTTGCAGGTATCAGCGGCTGGGCATATATTAATGCCCTTAGAATTCTGATCAGCCGGGGCCAGGTAAAGAATAAAGGTCTTGAGATCGTTCTTTGCGGTCTTGGCGTTGGTGGATCCTGCGCTTAAAAGCTTATTTTCGCCGAGCCTGAGCATATGCTTAAGCCAATTAATTTGCTCGGTATTGTAACGGGTGGGGGCTTCTGTAGTGGTGAACATAGTTTTTAGGGTTAAAGGGTTAAAGGGTTAAATGTATAGCAAAAATACGGCGGGCCTTATTATTTGCGCCACATTTATAAAAATATTTTTAAGATATTTTTAGACCTCTGGCCCTATCTTTGGCCGATCCACAGCCAGAACCCTAACTGTCCAATATTTTGGACATTGTCCAATTTTCTGGACACTGTCCACTTTCCTGGACATGATCACTTTCCTGGACACTGTCCACTTTCCTGGACACCGGTTGCCTGGGATCCTTTGGTTTGACGATTGACGATTGACGATTGCTTGACGATTGACGATACCTTGACGATTGCTTGACGATTGACGATGTTGACGAAAAAAAAATAAAAATAATTTGACGATTGAGGCGCAACTGACGATTGACCGCTTTAACTTTGGTTTACAATTCAACCCTAATCCTAACCCCAACCCTATGAACTATCGCCATTCCTACAAACCAACGCTGACCCCTGAGCAGCGTGAAGCGAAGGCCGAAGCTGCATTCCAACGCAAAATTGCGAAAATGGAGGCCAACCGTGCGAAATCCAAGTTTGACTATTCCACCGCTGGTGGATCGTATGTGCCAACGCTTCGCCAATACGAACACGCTTTGACGATGATTGGGAATCCATCCGCTGAAATCGTTATCAGCGGTTTTATGGGCAAACTCAAGGTCAACCACGACCACATCCACATTGTAAACGAATCCTTACGCAACCTTTAACCCTAAACCCTAAACCCTATAATCGTGAAACAAGAAAAAAAAGAATACACTTTTGTGCAATATGACGGGCAACGCTTTATGTTGAGAACCGGCCCTTTTCAGCCAAAATCCATCCTTTATCAAACAAAGAAAAAACTTTTAAGCGGTAAAATAGATGTCCCAACCTTACCACTTGGGGAGTTCCTTACCATTTTGATTACTTGCTCCAAGCTAAAAGATGGCGGACTCACATTTGAAGCAATCTAACCCATAGAGCAACCTTTAACCCCAACCCCCCTAAACCCTAAAACCATGAACCAAGAGACCGCCTACCACTACACGATCACGAATGTTTGGTTTGATCCTGAGACCAACGAACGAAACGAGAATGTTTTCACTTGCGATGACGATGGCCAGGTTGACAATTACATTTATTGCCATGACGAGGCTGACGAATTGCCCGGCCCTGGGATTGACTATACCATCGTTGAGGAGCAAGTTTTCACCTTTGACGAGGGTGACGATGTTACCCCCGGCGATTACCGGTTAATTAGCGAATCCACCAAAATCTTAATCTAAACTCCCAAACCATGACGATCAAGCAAGTATTGAAGTCCAGGCTTCCCGAACCCATCGCAAACTCAGCGATTTTTGCCATCCAAATGCAACACATCGGCCCCAAGCAAATCCCCCACGATGCTGACGATGTCTGCACCAACGATAGCCTTGACGAGGCTTTGCACTCGTTCCATTGGGATTCTACTGACGAAGGCCACCAATATTGGTACGCCATCCACAAGAAGTATGTCCGGGATGACGAGCGGGATTCCTTTGACAACATCTTCGCCTCAGAGAACTAACGATGCCCGCCTTTGACGATGATGCCCTCACCGATGGGCTTGCTATGTCCACGCCATCCAGGAGGAGGACGATTTCCCTTGACTTCTACATCTGGAAGAACAAGGCCAAGTCGTTGGCCGACCCCGAAGAACTGTCGTTGATGATGGACGATTACTATATGGCCCAAGCCGAAACGATCAAGGATCCCCAACTAAAGGCTTTGACGATTCTGGCCGTTGGGAACATTGATTGGTACGCCATCGCCGAGGAGCTGATTACGACAACGAATTTCAAGGCTGAAACCAAGAACTGAGATGCACAATTCTAAGGGCATTAAGGGCGATATACGCCTTGATTTTGACGAAGCGAACCAACTGCTCATCGCCTTGAGGAAAGCTGATTTGGAAGGCTCCCTGGCGTTCAAGGTGGTGCATCGCAAGGTCCGGGAGATTGTTGACTATCACCTTTACAAGGCGGCCAAGGGAGAGATGAAATTGGCCAACAAGTATTTCTGCAACAAGAAGATGAAGAACGGCGTGAAGCGTGCGGAGGTTGGCCCTTGGTTTCCTTTGCCCCCCGTGTTGGTCTATGACCTTCGCAGGCACCTGGCCACCGGTGACATCGTTCGGATCGCCAACGAGAATAATTGGAATTACAAGACCGTGAGGCATTGCCTTGATTTGCCTTCGGTGACGGTGACGGCCCGTGGAGTGACGAAGGTTCGGGATGCCCCCCTTCGCTATCCCTTGGCCGTGATTAACCAACTGCTGAAGGCCGCTGAGAACAACCGAAGACCGGTAAAGCACACCCGAAGAAAACAAGTGCGATTGCGAGTTTACATTGAAAAAAACCTTAAACCCTTTTACCATGAATTTGACATCATTGAACCCTACATCCCAGGAACCCCTCGCCAATTGGCTAAGGCACATAAAGAGAGCGTGCAGGCGAAGTATAAAGCCGGATTACTCCGAGGTGAAGTCCCCGTTCAGGATTGATTGGGCCTTGTATGGCCGCTACCTGGATGCAAAAAAAGCCATTTAACCCCTAAACCCAAACAAAATGAACCAAATAATCTTATTTATAAGGGATTTTGTGTTATACCTTTTATGGTTTGTAATTACCATAGCCTTAACCATTACCATTGTCGGCATCTTTGTTTTAATTATGATGGAAGATAATGGTTGGTTTGATATTCCGAATCAAATTATAGACAGAACCATAAACCCCAAATGATGAAACCAAAACCACAAACCGTTACCCGGCCCGAAGCCATCAAAATTCTGATGAAGCGTATGGGCCTGACCCTGGACGAAATCGCTAAAGAGTGCGAGGTGTCCATATCCACCGTGTTCTGGTGGAGAGAAGGCGTCACGAGGATTAAGCAATTTGATGCGATTGATGCCTGCTTCAAATTGATTTGCGATGATTACCAACCAGCATCGCCCAGAGTCATCAAAGCCTGCCTGACCAAGCCCGACCTCACGATGCGCCTTCGGGATGATGAGTATCGCAGGCTCTTAATGACGAGGAACAAGACGAGCATTGATAAGATCGCCCGAACCCTCAACATTGACCGCAATTATGTGTACCAATGGAGCCACGGGATTGGGAAGAAAAAGGATGTCAATAAAATTATTGAAAATAATTTTTCCAAGGTGGCGCAAGCAGGGTAAGACCCACTATATTTGTTCACACTTTCGTTCATAACCCTAAACCCCTAACTTATGACACACGAAACCAAGGCCAAGATAGAGGCCGCCATCGGCACGGGATACATTGTCCTGACCACGATGCTGGGCATTGCATTCTTTGGCCGATTCATCCTCGCTTTAATCCTTAACCCCTAAACCCTAAACAATGAACCTATTACAACAAATGAACGCAGCGGAGTACAAGAAGCTCCTTGAGTTCAAAGAAAAGTACCCGACCCTTGGCGAGAACTTGATAAAAGCCTTGACCGACAAAATTGTTGTCATTCATCTAACCGTTGATGAGTATGTCAGCCTATGCGATGCCTTGGGAATTTATTGCGCCCCGGCATTAAACGAAGTATTTCAAGCCTTTAAATCCAAACCATGAAACAAAACCTCACTGCAGAGCAACTCCGCAAGATAGCCGAGCCTCTACCACCCGAAGCAATTTCGGCCCACCCAACACGAACCGGGATGTCCACCATCAAGGGCATCTTCGTCACCGAGCGACTGAATGAAGTCTTTGGTGTTGGGGAATGGATGGTCAAGACTGAACTCTTGACCCCAATCTCCGTCATCGTCAAGACAACATCCTCTGGCCGGGAGCGTACCGAATACACCGCTCTCTCCAAGACCGTCCTTGAAATCCCATCCGCAGGCATCTATTACGAGTGCATAGCCTCGTCCACCAACGATGATATGGGCGATGCGGCGAAGGGAGCGACCACGGATGCGATCACCAAAATCGCCTCTTGGATTGGGATTGGGATTGATGTTTACAAAGGCAAACACGGTGCGCCGGTCATCCCTGCAAAGCCCTATCAAGCCCCTCCAAGGAACGATGTGGCCCCTCCAACCAAGACCCGTGCTACGGCACCCGTCATCATCCCTGCCGGTCTGCAAAAGATTCACCAAGAATACATCTTGGAGCGTGCGGTCAAGGCCACCGACCAAGAACGCAACGACCCACGGTTCGCCCCGACCGAGGATTGGACTGAAGAGCGGTACCGCAAGGGGATTGAATACTTTAAAAATCGTTAATTATGGAACTCGTATCTATACCCAGGAGTGATGTCGGCAAGGCCGACATCGCACTCCTCACCACCAACCTGGTGGATCGCATCAACGAAGGGCATATCAATGCCCTGGAAGCCCACATCAAACTCAAAGCCATCCACAAGGCGATTGAGGCGGTCATCAAGCAGACGGAAGAAACCGTTGCTGATGAGGCCGCCAAGCATCCCGGCAAGTCCTTTGATGTTTACGGAGCGAGTGTTCAGATAAGGGAAGGATCCCTTGGCCCGAACTGCGACCAAGACCCGATATACACCCAAATGAAAGCGGCCCTCAAAGACCGAGAAGAACTGCTGAAGCTTGCGTTCAGGCAGGCAGGCAAGTCAATGATTGTGGACCCTAACACCGGTGAAGAAATCCCCGTGTGCGAAGCCAAGGCCACCAAATCGTCCATCGCAATAACCTTCAAATAATGAGCAATATGACCGCAATGGAATGGCTAATCAAGGAATTACGCCTCCGCAAATTGGAAGATATGGAAAGGAGCAACGGTGAGTTTTTCCTCACCGAAACCCTGGAAGCAGGCTTGGCCCGTGAAGCCGAGCAGAGGGACGCTGATTACCAGCGTGGATTGCAGGAATGCACCGAAGAACACGAAGCCGAGCAAGGCAACACGATTGATGATTTACCTAACCTTAATTAACCAACCCTTAAACCCAAAAACAATGAACACGAACCTATTTGAAACAACCCCCAAGACCCGCTACGCCCTATCCAAGCCAAAGGTATTTGGCTCCGAGCAAGACCGCTACAACCGCAAGGTCAAAGCGTTCTGGATGATTTGGACCGCCTGCTTTAACGGAGCGAGGAACCTTGACATCAACAAGATTATGACCGACAACAATGTGGGTCGCACCTTCTACCTGACAATGCGTGACCAAGGTATCATCGCCAAAGGATCTCGCTTAGGGCAAAACAAGTCGCTGTATTACTCCGACTTCAACAAGGTCCCTACCCAACAGGACATTGATAAGTGCATCAACGAGCAAAGCGTGAAGATCAAGGAGGTGTTCAAGACCTTCAAGGCCAAGCGAGCCGTTGTCCAGAAGCCCAACGAGATGGACGCTACCCTCAAAGACCTTCTGGCGAAAGCCGAGGAAGCCAACAAGCGTGTTGCCGAGTTGCTCTCAAAGTATCAATCAAGAGCCTAAATGCGAGCCATCCTCCTCCTATTCCTGCTCACGGCCTGCACCAACGACCGCCCCTGGAGGGTGATTGAGGTGCGGGCCAAGGGGGATGCCTGCGAGTATGTGCTATCCCGCTCCAACGGATTCGGGCCACAAGTCAAGACCCTGACCGATTCGTGTGGTGCGTACAAACTATTTCAAACCTTAAAACCTAAATAAAATGACACAAGAACAATGGGAATACGAAGCAGGATGGGCTGCACAAGCACAAGCACAAGCAGAGTATGAGGCTCAAATGGCTTTTTATGAGTATTTAGATGGCTTGATTGCTGATAAAAAGTATCAATTACACGCACTTGAAATAGCATTGGATATGCTTAATTCAAAAGAATTTACCAATAGAGCCTCA